CCTCTTGATGAAACTCCTAATGATGCACCACCTTCAATTAATTGACGGGCGATATTTCCCATAGGAGTTGCCATGATTTTTGCTTTACCAATCCATTGAGTACCGTCTTCACGCAATCCAACAATCATGTGTGATACACGGTCTAAATTAATTGTAGGTGAATCTGGATGTCCCAATTCACCAAATGCACGATTTTTGTTGATGTAATCTGTGGTGTAACGATATACTTCTTTTTTCATCGTATTGAATTCGTATAGGCGTCCATTTTTGTTTTTCTTCTCGGCAACAAGGAATGGTCCTTCTATATACAGTTCTTTTGCACCGTCAGCACCTTCGGTGATATAATTAACGGTTTCGTTGATTTCTTTAATTAATTTCATATTAACCTATCCCGTTATTGCCGTTTGGTGTTATACCATAAGGTGTGTAGTTGAATGCTGCAGGATCTCTGAATTGGCCGCGTGAGTAGTATTCATTGTGCTTGCGTAGTTCCATAATAATTGTATATGAATCATTTGCTAACATTCCGCGAGTTACAATGCCAATATCTCCATTTGCACGAGCTGTTCCTTGTGAGTTATTTGGAATAGTAATCCAGTTGCCATTACCGTCATATTCACCATTACCATTCAAAAAGAATATGGTTTGTGGTGTAGATGCATGCCAAGTTAATTCAACATCAGCTGTCGTTGAACTTGCACAATCGTACCATAATCGATACAAAGAAAGGCCGTAATATGATAGTGGAGTATTTGCTATATAACCGGCTGCATTGACAACAGGAAAACCATTGGTCGCCAAAGCACCAGAAAGTGTGTTTGCTTGAATTCTTACAGTGTTAGATTCTTGACCAGTACCATCAAATTTAGCTGTTATTTTAATAACAGCGTGTTGAGTATCGTCTTTTAAGACTTGATAGGTATAAACATTTGACATATTTTATTCCAATTTTAGTATCTGTCGCCGCTGCTATGTGTGCGTCCAGTTTTTGTTTCTTTTGTTTTACCGCCAGAAGATGATTTTGCAAACTCGGAAGGACCTTTGCTTTTCATGGTGAAAGCATTTGGTTTTTTTGGTCTTTCTTCATGCTTCTCTGCGTTTTCACCTTTTTCTTCATTTTCTTCTGGCAGATTTGGTCTAGTGTGAGTGCCTAAAGAACCTTTAATTTTATCTTTTAATTGTTGAGTTCTTTTTTCTATTGTTTTTTGTCTTGGTTTGATACCATAACTATGTGCGCCTGTACCACCTCTTGTTGTTGGTGCACCAGGTGCAAATAAAAATCTATTTGTCAAACTAGCTTCATTTACTTCTTCATTTTCTTCTCTAACATATGATTCACCGTGAAGTGAACCGCCAATTCCATGTTTTTTTCTTAATTTTTCAGCTTCTTTTTCGTGGTGTTCTGATTCACCTGGACCAGCATATTCTGCATGAGCAACACTGTGGTCTGAATGTGATACCATATCATCAGCAACTTTATTTCCATAATGTTTACGAACATGGTTTTCTATAGCTGTTGCAGCATGACTACTATTTTTCATACTTCCTGCACCAATACCATAACCTTGGTCTGCATGATAGGATTCGTTACCATGTTTGTGCCATAATCCTGTAAGTGTCATTTTTTCCATTTTGCCTTCATCTAAAGGCTCTACAGATTCTTTTTGATGGTCAGCCATAGTGTGTTTGCCATCTTTGTTTTTATCCAAAGATTTCATCATCTTCTTTTCGGCGTTTTCGTGGCCAGCACCTTCTTCTTTTTCTTCTTTAGCTTCTTGTCTGATTAGATTACCAGCAATTTCTTGTTTCTTTGCTTCAATAGCAGCAGTCACTCTATCATGAATAGAAGCGTAAAGTTCGTTACGAAATTCCACACCGTTGCTATCCATTGCGTAATCGATTAGGTTTCTTGTTGTGTCCATTTTTATCTCCTATTAACTTAGTGTTCTTTTAACTACTTCTAAAACTGGTTTATATTCTTCTTTCATTGGATTTTTCTCTTTTGCCTGGTTAACCTTTTTATCTAGGTCCGCCTGGTGAGTATTCTTCTCCATATCTAGTTGTCCTAACATTTGTTGTTGTGCAACATCTGTAGTAACTCCGACTGGCAATCCAAATCCTGCTTCTTTTTCTTTTTCCATTTCATCTTGCATGACTTTGATTTCATCGTCATCCAAGCGCAATACGTTTCTTTGAATCCATGCTTGAGAAAAATATCTGCCCGTATATGGATCAACCTCACCCAACAATGACAATCTTTCTTTCATCAACTCAGCTTCTTTAAGCTCAGTGAAGTTGTTGTCTTTAATGAAGTCGTAGTGAATATGTTCTCTAAATACTTTCCATTCATCATCAGTACAGATACCTTTAAGTACACACTGTACTCTTAGGCATTGGTCAAACAGGTCAGAGAATCTAGTTCTCATGCGTCCAACAAACTTAGCAAACTTTAACTCATCACGGGTAATCTCGCCAACACGGCCTAAAGAGAACCCAGACTGATTAGGATCTAACCTGGACACAGGAACATTCAAAGACTTATATAGTTTCTTTTCGAAATACTTAACGTCTTCCAACTCACCTAGGTTTTGTCCACCGGGAAGTGTAGTAATCTCTGTACCTTTACCACCTTCTCTACGAGGTAACCAAAAATCTTCCATCATAGACAAGAATTTACGGTCATCACGAATTTCACCTGTGTTGGCATCATACACCAACTTGTTCTTATACTTGACCATAATGTCACGCAGGTATTGTTCTGCTTTCAACTTAGGTAGATTACCCACATCGATATAGAAAATACGGCGTTCAGGTGCTCTAGAGATACGATAGATAACTGTCGCATCTTCAATCATACGCAACTGATTTAACGGTTTGATTGCTTTGTGTAAATATGATAAGACAACAGCCCTACGAGAATCCATAAGACCAGAAACCACAGAAACCACTGAATCTGTAGTAATTCTTGTACCAACTGGGCCATAGTTTGTAGAACTTCCTGTAGTTACTTTATCATTGTAGATGTAATACTCATTCACAACATTCATAATCTCTACGCCGGTGCGCTCATCTTTTTGTTTTTTGACTTCACGAATCTTACGCATTTTTCGTGGGTCAATATATCTCAATTCTCTAATACCTTTAGTTGGTTCGTCACGATCAACAATGATGTGATAATAGAGTTTTCCGTCAATGTAGTATCTACGGAATATGTCTTGTGCCATTTTGGTATAATTCAACATACGCAAAACATTGCCAAATTCATCTTTGATGGCCTTTTTAATCTTATCTGGTTGTTTTAGGTCATCTAAAATAATCTGAATGTTTTTACCATCATCATCTTGGCAAATTGCTTCATTCACAATATCATCGATGGCAGATTCGATTTCTGGTTGCATTGCCATTTCACGATAACGAGAAATTAGTTCAACTTCATTTTTTGCGGTGCCATCTAAATCAACATATGTTCCATAATATGCAGCAGATGTAATCGTTAATGCACCATCATCATTACTCGGAGGCGAGAATGATTGTTGAGAATCTTGTTTGTCTTCATTCTCTTGGCGAGATATGGTAAAGCCAAACAGGCTAAATTTATTTGCCATGTGTTTTAAGTCCGTTCAAAAAATCATTAAAAGAGGACCGAAGTCCCCTTTATATAGTAGACCAAAATTAGGTTGTTGTACCAGTGGTCCAGTACTGATATGCAAAGGTAACAGTAAATTCTTCAATTGCATCGTTTGTTCCCCAATCCAAATCAATTGGTGACAAATCAACTGGAAACATACCAACAAAATTGTATGCTTTTATCGGTGATGTGTCATTAGTTTTACCGTATTGGTTAACTGTAGCATCAATAGTATAACCAATATTACTTGGACTAATCGATGAAATCACATTGCTCATGTTTCTGATGTTTGAAGCATGTGTATTAATACCATTCATCCATTTTTCCATGGAATTTCTGATTTTAAAATCTTCATCATTGATAACGGTTACTGTCCAGTCGGCAAAAGTTCTATTTCCCGCAAATTTTATTTCACGACCTTGGTAAAATATTGGTACTATTCCTAGAGTCGATCCAGGCAATTGTGCTGATTTGACCATGAATGAAAATGGCCCACCAGAGCCTCCAACACCATCTGGTAATCCGTTCATAACAACCTGAAATAAATTAGGACGAGCTCCGTCGC